TATTTGCGTGTTTGACGAGTCGGTGTATTTCACGGACGTAACCGATTGAAGTTGCCCGAACGGTAAAACATGGAAGTTCTCTGACGGCCATTCATCAAGGTATTGATACCACGTTTGGGATATAAAACGCCTGCGGGTAAACTGCTCTGCCTTTGCCGTGGCAACCGCAATCAACGCATCCAGATAATCATCGTCTTCCGTCCAACCAATAGGAATGTTCCTATCTTGCTTTACTTCTTTTAAGCTAAGCGGATACGCTGTAGGTGCTGTTTTTAATAATGTTCTCATGCTGCAATGTCCTCCGCATACAAACGAGTAAAGTCGAACTCCATAACCGCCCCGCTATCCAATGTAACAAGCATTTCAATAGAATACCTACCAACCCCCGCTGTTGCCGGATATTTCAAATTGATGGTCAGGACTGTTGCCGTGTTAGATTCTGATGCAACTATCTCCGTCGTTTTGTCAACCCCTGCCTCATCAAACACTTTTATAACCGCACTCGATATTGTAGTTCCGTATGGTATAGATCCATCGTTTGCGGTAGCTGAAGAACACGCTGCAAACGTGAACGTATATGGAACAGTTGCGGAGCCGGGTTGTAAGATGATTTTATTTACACCCTGAAATGAATCAGACATATTATCCCGTCCTTGCTATGAAATTAAATACTCTTGTGTTTGCGGTCACGTTGTATGCTTTAGACCTTGCCGTATAATTGAAAGTCATAGTTTTTGCTGTATAGTTGAATGCCATTGCTCTAACATTGAAGTTAAAAATAGTTGGTTCGCATATGAAATTAATCAATCCGTAAACAATAGTTGCCGCTTTATCTATGAACTCATATCTTTGGCCCGGTGTCGCCGTTGGGGATAGTTGGGTTTTAGCCATTCATCAGACTATTATAAAAGTTACGTTGTCAGCAGGTGCTTCTGTGAGCGCAGTCACCGTGAATTTACCCTCGCCCGTATCAAGCGCATAGTCCGTAATATCCGTTGCCTGATATTGCAAATCACCGCTCGTGAAAATTACAATCCTGCCGTTGAAATGATCCGCTGTCGCTTCAGTAATATCATCAGAATAGAACACCGTGGTTGATGCTGCCGTGTTGTCGTGGCTAACGGTTCCGGTTACAATCGTTCCGGCACTTAGGGCCAACTTGGTCGCCGCCGCTGACGTTAAAGCATCGGTTACAGCTTTTATTGATTCTATTTCATCAGAAACATTATATGTACCAACTACCTTCCCTACACCATCCTCATAGAACTTGCCAAAATGAGTCCCGGTTACAGCAAAATTATAATCTAAATAATATAAACCAACCGAAACCTCGGTAAAAGTTTGCAGGGCAGATATGGTTAAAGACGGATTCCAAATATACGCCGTAACAGTCACGCCAGTTGTAAAACCCGCCGATTTATATATTAGTCTGTGGGTGCCGGTTCCAGAAAATGTTGTCATTTTTTTGGCCCCTTAAGTATTACCAAACCCTGTATGGATTCGTTAGTTCCAGCAACTTCTTCCCAGCCTGAAAAGTATTTATCTATCCACACCCTATCTTCTATTCGCTTATGGTCATGGCAAGCAACAAACGGTATCTCGCTGTTTGCGACAGCCGCATACGAAGGTTCCCGATTGTCGCCACCAGCGGGGCCGTCAATTAGGGCGAGTTGATATTTGGAAGCATCCATCGGTGGTAGATAATATCCGTTCCACTGTTTGAGTGTAACCCTATCGCTCACCCTTCTTTTCACACGCTCCATGTGGATGGGGTTGGTTTCATAGCTCAAAACATGAACCCCAAATCGATCCATAAGTTCTGTTGAAAGCCCAGCACCAATTTCAATAACCCCTGTAATTTTCCGATGGATTAAAAAATCTCTCAACACTACCCAATCGACAGGATCAAGCGACCAGCCAGTCCATTCAAGTCTTGGCATGGAGGGTTTTGGCATGTTTAATATTTTTTCCCCAAGTGCTAACATTGCTTTCCCTGCCGCTTCATATCCAAATTCAGTTTCGGCAACCTGGCGGTTTTCCCCCCTCACCTTTAGCATTAATTTTTCCCTAAAAGCAGGGTCTTTAGAATTTTGATAATCATTCCAACAACTATTTATCTGGTCGGCAAATGATTCTGGATCTCTTGGGTCTGCCGTATATGGTGTGTATTTACAACCCGTACCAGCAACAACAGGACAACCGGAAGCAAGAGCCTCTCTGATAACACGAGTAGCAATTCGATGGGGAGTAACCAATATATCAGCCGACCGATACACCGTGTCCATAAAAGGCACAAGCATGTTGCCCTCACCAAGCAGCCCGTTCTTGTAAAGCCGTTGTGACATCTGTGCGGTAAATCCCTTGTTTTTTGGCGGCAACCCAAATATATGAAGTTTAGCGGTGTTACAATATTTCTGCTTGAATGTTTCCACCGCTTCAATCATACTGAATGGGGTAATGTCTTCACGCCACATATCTGCAACAATAATATTGGGACTACCATTAAAATCTACACTTTTATATTTCGGGCCTACCGGATTGAAACGCTTTAAGTCCACCATTGCCGGAACATAATCTATCCTTCGACCAGGCATCATTAAATTCCAAAACAAAAGATGCTCTTCCCAGAAAGTTACATACGCAGCATACTTATCATCAAATTCATGGTTAACCATAATACCGGCAACTGGGGTTTTGTCATAATGCTCTTGCATAAACGAATATTCTGGGCGACCGTGCATGGTCATAATTATAGGCTTTCCCACCTGAATTATGGGTTCTGTTATTAGGGAATGCCGAACCAGAATATCCGCTTCTTTATATGCCCAATCGTGACCAACCGTTATGATGTCCTTGTCGCATAAACCTACCCGGCTGAAAACATTACCCGAACCGTCAATACTATAATCAACAAACTGTGCATCAATACCTTGCATTCTTTCAGCTAATATTAAATCCCTAACCGTGCCGTACATACCCGATTGGTTGGGGCTGAATACAGCGAAGTGTGCTATCTTCATATTCGCTCCTTGTAATACTTTAGCTAACTGTTGCTGGTGAACTTATCCCATCAACCGCTGATTCCACATCACTGATCGCACTAATCATCAGCAAAACCTGTGAGCGAGTTGCCGCATTGATAGCAGACTGTTTCAGCAGGGTGTCTGATGCTGTTGCCACGTTAATTGCAGATTGTGTAATCAACAATTTTGAGACAACCATTTCATCCAGTAGGTCAACCGCTGATTCCACATCGCTGACAAGGGGTGAAATATCAGCCAAAACAGAAGATACAATTGCCGATTTGGTTAGCAACAACTGTGAGGCAATAGCCCCCGCACCAAGACCGGCCACAGCGTCACCAATTGCGTCGATATTATGGCCGACAACTTGATAGGTTTTAGTTACTTCGCCAGCACCATTCTTGTCTTTTATTACAACAGTCCAGCGACCTTCCGCATCTGGTGTAAAATTACCGTGATAACGACCATCAGCAGGGTCGGACAACTCACCAGCCAACAAACTTGAAGTTAGTCCCGTAGTTTCCGCAGAGTGAACACTACCAGTCTCATCATATACGGTTCCTACGGGTATTGCATTTGACAATAATGCAACAGCCTGATATGTGAGGTTGATCGCCTCACCACTTTTGTAAATTCCTTGTGCCATTACAATTTCCCCCTTTTAAAATTATTCTATTATTGCCCCGTCTACACTTACAGAAGGTCCAGCATGCCCATCAAATATCTGTGCTGGTTGTTCTTCTTTTCTAACTTTCGTTATATATTCGTGCCATTCCTTTTCGATTTTTTCTATTCTACCTTGCAATTCCCTTAAAATCTTTTTCATGATATGCCAGCCCCTTCAGCGCCATCTATCTCATCTGTGGCATCAACACCCTCAATTTTGGTGACATTAACCGAAATCGTTCCGGCTTTTATTAACGCCAATATCCCACCCGCTCTTTCGATGCTGAACGCACCTATAAAAGCGTTAATCGTAGCTCCGTCAATCGTAGTGCCTTCCATCCTTACGGAAATCTCCGAACCCGTTGCAAAAAACGCATTTTCAGATGTGTCGATTGCAAGCATGTGGTTTCCGGTAATTCCATCGAAATCAATAGACACAAGAGTTGCGGCATCAGCGGAGTATTGGTCAACATGACCGTTCTTGTGATAATGAATATCGGTATCAACAAGGTCGGTAATCGTAACCGATGCGCTTGGGTCATCAGACGAGAAGGTGTTGAACGGAATGTAAACCGTTGCATCTTCTGGAAAATCTCCGTAATATGGTACTGCCATTTATATTCCTCCAAGTGGTCCTGCAAATGGTCTTGATAGTGGTCTTGGTATTGAAAGCCCGCCCGCCGCCGCTTCCTGCTCCTGATAAATACCAAACCCCGGAATTATAACCTCCGCACCTTCCTCGGTGTCGTTTACAATCCCGCTTCCGGGTATGATGTATTCAATATCAGCCATTAACTCA